CTCTTTTATAACTGCTATCTTCCAATGTGTAATCATATATAATATTGAGGACAGCATCTTCTTTACTTGTAGTTGTAATAGACATATTATTTGTCTCCCTTCTTATTTAACTTATCAAATTCTTCTTCAATGTCATTCGATAACACATAACCTGGCTTAAAAGCAGAATAAGCTCTAGCTACTTCTTGAAGTTCTTTATATTGGATGTTCCAATCCTTCCCTTGTTCTGACAACAAATAAAGGTCATCTTCATTATGTGATATTGAATCTCTAAGTTCTGACTCTAATGTTTCATGCTTCATAAGTATAAGATCTAATATTGTGCTTTCTTGGTCTTTAGTTACTTTAATCGTTCTCATTATCTGTCTCCATTTCTTTTTATTGTTTTTAATTCTTTTAATTTTTTAACTAAATCATCTCTTCTTGTAATTTCTTTTTGTGTATAAAAACTTCTGCGATTTAAAAGCATTTCAATAAAGGCAATATCAAAATCAATACCTTCTTTACCATATAAACCATTAGGATTATGGTTTACTCTCATGCCACCTTCTCTAAATTTTCTTTTGTAAGTTCTCATTATCTGTCTCCTTTAAGATAGCTTGAGTCATGACCCAACTTCTCATAAACAGCATATAATGATCTAAGGTGTTGTCTGTATCTTTTTATCTGATTTTCACATTGTTCTAATGTATTCATACCATCATAATTAGATGATGAGTAACCTAGCTTTATATCTTCTAACTCATTAAGAGAGTCTTCTAATATATTTTGTGATGTTTCTATATCAGTTCTAATAGATAACTCTAAGCTATCTTGTTGTAACTCTGTTAAGCTAATTTCTTTATTCATTTTAGTCTCCTGTTATAAGTTATTAGTTATTAAAATATTGCTCAATGAAGCAATGATTATACTATAGCATACTTCATTGAAAAAGTAAAGCCCTTTTTTAAAAATAATTAAATTATTTTTCATCTCTAATAAGGTACCATTCCTTAGCTTTCTTGTCATAATATACTTTATCTTTTAGCGGTCTACTATTTCCTCCTTGATGAGATAGTTTACCTTTGTGATTTTTCTCTTTAGCCATCGTTTTCTTCTCCTGTTGATTTTAAATCGTATTCAGCTGTCACATGCACTATTCTTCCTCTTCTTTTTTGTTTACCATGAACGATCTCTATAGGCATCTCTCCTCCGAAGAAATTAATGATCGTTATCGCTATTAGAAACGATCCATTCACAGCTATGTTCTTTCAATGTTTACTCATGGTAACAACCCTCCCAAGTTGGTATCACTTTGACCTTAAAATTACTTTAGTTTATGACTTTGGATTATTTTCTAAGAATACTATGCACTCCTCTCTTTTCTCATTTACTTCCCGTTGGTCTTTTATATCTCCTATGATAACTAAACCAGCGACTACTACAAATCCAACAAAATACATCGATAGTTTTTCATACCATTTAAACAATGGCTCTTTCTTATCTTTTGACATTACTGTCCTCCTCTTGTTGTTAAACTTTACTTTCATATAAATATCTTGCAATTAATAACGCTTCTGCTCTATCAACATGTTTCTTTAAATGAAGTTCTGCTTGCGGAAACATTCTAGTAGCAAACGCTCTACACATCTCTTTATCAGAAGTTAACTTAAAATGTTTCTTCCATGACTGGGGAGCAACATAAGTTAAACTATAACCACATGCTGCTACACAAGACCTGGCTGTGCCGAAACTATCTCCTAAACTAAATACACCTGAAACTCCTTGTCCTGGCATTGCATTAACTCTTTCTAATCCTACCATAATTTCTTTAAGTTCATTTTTCTCTAACACATGATAATGATCTACATCTTGCAGAAAAGAAATAAGAGCAGAAGGGTTAACTTCATTTTTAACAGTCCCTTGACCTTTAGCTACAATAGGCATATCTTTTACTTTATAATATTCGCCATCTTTTAAAAAACCGACAGCACCGTATAATCCTGGATCAATTCCTATAGTTATCATATCGCTTCATACTCCGAACATGCTTTTCTTTGTTGTTTAAATGTTAATACTTGTTTGTTTAAATTACACATCCATCTTCCTTCCTTAATGGGTTGGCACATAGTGCAAGTGCGACAATTTTTTAATGGCGGTTGTTCTTTAA